CGGCGGATCTGTCAAGAAGTTCGCACTCCCAGCCGCCGCCGCTCTCGGCGCGGTCGCGTTCGCCGGCCTTGACGCGGCGAAGGCCGCCATCGAAGACGAAGCCGCCGCGAAACTTCTCGAGCGCCAGCTGAAGGCAACGACCGGAGCGACAGAGGCACAAGTCAAAGCGACAGAGGACTTCGTGACGAAGATGTCCCTCGCGTCGGGGACCTCGGATAGTGAGCTTCGTCCGGCCCTCGGGAAACTCGTGAGAGCTACCGGTGATCTCACAAAGTCTCAGGAGCTTCTAGGCCTTGCCCAGGACATCAGTATCCAAACTGGGAAGCCGCTCTCGGCCGTTTCTGACGCGCTCGGGAAAAGTTTCAACGGCCAGCACACCGCACTCATGAAGCTCGACCCGTCGCTGAGAGATGCCATCAAGTCGGGAGCCTCAGCCGAGGAAGTCTTCTCCGCGCTGAACGGAACCTTCGGAGGAGCTTCCGCCGAATACGCCAAGACATACGAGGGACAACTCAAGCGCGTGAATGTCGCACTCGACGAGTCGAAAGAGACCATCGGGGCCGCACTTCTTCCAGCTCTCGGCGGTCTCCTCGACTTCGTGAACGGGACCGTCGTCCCAGGCCTCTCAAAGATGGGAGATGTCCTCCAAGAAGACGGACTCGTCAAAGGTTTCCAGCGCATCTTCACCGCCGGCGTGGACTGGATCGGCTCGACCGGTCTCCCAATGCTCAGAGAGAAACTCGTCGAACTCGGAGGAGCTCTCGTCGATTGGATTGGACCACGCATCGGACCAATGATCAAGGCCTACGCCGACCTCATGGTCGCCGGCGCGAATTGGCTCCTCGACACCGGTCTCCCTCAGCTCGTGGACACTCTCAAAAAATGGGGAGACGCGTTCGTCGCATGGATCGGACCGAACATCGCGCCAATGCTTCAGAAGCTCGGAGAGCTAGTCGCGAAGATAGCGATCTGGGCCGTCACCGAAGCCCTCCCGAAACTTCTCAAGATCGCCGTCGAATGGACCGCCGCTCTCGTCGGCTGGGCCTTCGAGCTGGCTCCTCAAGTAATCAAAGGACTCGGACTCATGGTCCTCGAGATTGTCAAGAAGATCCCAGAGATGGCGCTCAAGCTCGGGAAAGGCTTCGCCGATCTCGGCATCGGACTAGGGAAGAGCCTCGTGAACGGGATCATCGACATGGTGAACGGACTCATCGGCAAACTCAACAACCTCCTCGAGTTCACCATCCCGGTCCCGTTCGGACCGGACATCAAAGTGAACGCGCCCGACCTCGCCGGCATACCAAAACTCGCCGCCGGCGGTCTCGTAATGGGGCCTCAGCTGAGTGTCATCGGGGAGGCCGGTCCGGAGTTAGTCGTGCCACTTGACAAGATCGGCAAACTTGGCGGAGGCAACACCTACCAGATCACCGTTCAGACCGGCGTCGGCGACCCTCGAGAGATTGGTCGTCAAGTTGTAGACGCGATCAAGCAATACGAGCGCACCGCCGGCCCCGTCTTCGCGGCGGCCTAATGTCCACGCTGAACATCGCCCCGGCGATCGTCGAGATCGAGTTCACTCAATCAGATCAGACGACGAACTTCGTCCTCGATGACGCGGTGAAAGGCGTCCTCGATAACACGACCTACAAGCTCGGCGGAGAGGTCTTCTTCGATGTCACCGACCTCGCCTATCAGACGAGCATCGACCGCGGCAAGAACCAAGCCCTCGCCCGATACAACGCCGGCACCATGTCGGTCACGCTGGACAACCAGACCGCCATCTTCGACCCGACCATCCCAGCCGGCACTCCTGGCTATCCATTCGCCGGCCAGATCATCCCCGGAAAGCGGATCCGCGTGACCGTCGGAACCGAGGTCCAATTCCTCGGAGTGATCCAAGACTGGGACCTCGAGTATCCACTCGGGGGCATCGCGACGGCCATCATCCGAGCGGCGGACGCGTTCGTCCAGCTGGCGAACCGAACACTCGACGCGGACACCTTCACGACCGCGCTTTCATCGTCAATGCTCACGAGCGTCCTCGACCAGCCCGAGGTCGCGTTCGACTCCAACTCTCGAGACATCCAGACCGGAGTGACAACACTCCAGACCACGACCGTCGCTCTCGGAACCAATGTCCTCACCTTCTGCCAGCTCATCGAGTCATCCGAACCCGGGAGCCTCTTCGTGTCGAAAGAAGGCCTCCTCACATTCCGATCCCGTCGATACAACCCGACCTACGCCGGAGCGATCGTCATCACCGACGACGGGACCTCCGTGACACCGCGATCCATCGAAGTCGAATACGGCTCCGAGCTCCTCTACAACCGCGCCACAATCTCGCGCACCGGAGGCACGACACAAGTCGCAAACGACGCCGACTCTCAAGAGACCTATGGCATCTTTAGCTACTCCGCCGACGGTCTCCTCATGAACTCCGACGCCATCGCGCTCTCGATGGCTCAGTATTACGCGAACACTTTCGGAGAGCCCGTCTTCCGTCCGAAGCGCGTCATCCTCGACATGGCCGCACAATCCGGAACGAACCAGGGACTCCTCCAAGCTCTCGACATCGACGACCTCGTGCTCATCCGCTTCACACCACCCGGCGGATTACTAATCGAGCGCTACATGGTCGTCGCCGGCATTCATCACCGCGTCTCCCCAGGCCGCCACAACATCGACCTCGACCTCATTGATGCCGACGATCAAGGCATGGTGTACGGCACCGCGTCGCTACCAGCTGAAGACCAGCCTCTCAGTCTTCTAGACTCGAACCGATACGGCTTCTAGGAGGACACAATGGCAGAGGGATATAAGGCATGGACCGGAGGACAAGTCCTCAACGCGGCAGATCTCACCGACTACGCATCGAGCCAGGCCGTCATGAGGTTCGCAAACGCCGCCGGCCGTGACGCCGCGCTCACCGCTTCCGTCGTCCAGGAAGGAATGCTCGTCTACCTCAAAGACACCAACACGCTCACCGTGAACACCGACGGCTCGACGACTGGCTGGCTCCAGATCTATCCCGTCATCACGACGACAATCAGCGACGCACAAGTCACGAACGCAAAACTCGCCGCGAACTCCGTCTCCACCACCAACATCATCGACGGGACAATCCTGGGCACAGACATCGCCGCCGCGACGATTAGCGGCTCCAACATTGTCGCCGGCACAATTCAAGGCGGAAACATCGCCGCCGGCACGATTACCGGCTCAAACATTCAAGACGGAAGCATCGGAGCCTCTGACCTTGCCGGCGGGACCTATGGGATCTCAATCTCTGGGAATGCCGCGACCGCTACATCGGCGGGAACGGCTACGAACGCAAGTTTCGCCGCGCTTGCCACGGACTCAAACGCTCTCAACGGTGCCGCCTCAAGTGTGAACACCTCAAGCTCGACCATTGTCCGGCGATACGGCGGAGGCTCGATCGAGGGATGGTCCTTTGAGGCCACCGGCGGAGGAATCTCGGACTTCCGCGGAACCGGAACTCACACCTATGTCGGCTTCGGATGTGCTCGAGTCATCAACGCGACCGATGTCTACTCTCAAGCCGTCTCGAGCGCCCGTACTGTCCTCATCAACTCGAACCTGACTCTCGGCACATCCACATCGTCGCGACGCTTCAAGGAAGACATAGCACCGCTTCCCTACACCGCGGCCGACATTCTCAAGATGAGCCCGATCGTGTTCCGATACCGCGCCGATCATGTCGAACCCGACTCGGACCGCTCTCTCGAGGTCGGTCTCATCGCTGAAGATCTCGCCGAGCTCGGCTTCGAGGAGCTCATCTTCCGCGACAAGGAAGGCAACGCCGACGGCATCGCATACGAGAAGATCGCTGTCGCGCTTCTCAAGGTATGCCAAGACCAGCAGACACAACTCGACGCGCTCTCCGCCCGTCTCGACAAGATAGGAGCCTGACATGCCCACGAACGCACAGTTCGCCGTCGGTGAGCTTGTAACCGCGGCAGACGCGAACACGCTCTTCACGCGCGGCTATCAGAACCGCATCATCAACGGAGCCTTCGTCATCAACCAGCGCGGCTACACATCCGGGACGAACCTCGCCTCCGGGTCCTACGGCTTCGATCGTTGGAAGTCCGGCTTCACGAACACGGCTCTCACATTCACCGCCGGCTCACAATCGACCACGGTCACCATCTCGACCTCTGGAGTCCTCCAGCAAATCGTCGAACGCGAAAACATGCCCGCCGGGACCTATGTCCTCTCGTGGTCTGGCACCGCGACGGGTCGCGTCTACAACGCG